ACACTGGAGATGGGTTCCTTCGGTTCCGCGCGTCTGGTGACCAGGGTGACAAGAGCCCGGTGAGCCGAGAGGCTCACGCCGGGATCTGTGGGAGCCGGGGGCTGTGATGCCCCCGGCCACCCGACCGTCAGGGTGCATGATGTTGTCTACGCCGACGATCTCGTCATGGTCGAGCGCGTCGAGCTGGTCCTTCAGCCACCCTGTGAACTCCGTGACGAGACTCATTGCGTCGCCAGCCGCCGTAGCTCGGGGATCTTCGCACCGAGCATCCAGTAGAACTTCTCCGCCGCGTCAGGCGTCAGCGCGACGGTTGCCACCTGGTCGAAGCTGACTTCGTACTCGCCGTCAGCGTTGATCCCTTCCTTGAACTCCGCCTCGCTGCTGATCCTGATGTACGACGAGTGCTCGACCCCGTTACCGGGCTGCATCACCATCTGTGACAACTCTCCTTCAGTCGCGTGGTACCTGCTGCGTCGCCGGCCGTTGGGGCGACGCTGACGCTTTCAGCTCTCGTGGGTAGAAGTTCCGGTAGACGCCGGTGATCAGTCGTCCAGAGATGCATCCGCCGAGCGTGCGAATCAACCGCTCGTCGTACGGCTGAACGACGACTTCGCGCACCATGTCGTCAAGACGGACGTACCTCACCGAGCCGACCGGCGGCGGGTGACCCGTGTACGTCTCGCGCGTCACCACGAAATCTGCCCAAGAGCGGGCGTAGCCACGCGACCCGGTTCGCGCAGTCGTGACAGTTGCACCGGAAGCACCGATGCCACCGCACGAGCAAAACCGTGACGCCCGCTAGCGCAAGCGGAATCAGTGCCAGCCACATCGCCCCTCCCTGATTGCGCCGTTTCTCCGTGGCGCTTTCGGACACCCCGCTAGCGACTCAGTTCCTACCGGCTTCACTGAGCGATCTCCTCGATCGACACGTCTGGTGGTGTCTGATCCGGGGTCTGGTGGTGTCTGGTCGCCTATCCGGGCAGGGTCTGGTATGAATTCCTCGCTGTCTGGTATCGCTGGACGCAAGCGAGGGGAGCGGAGTGTGTCGCAAGCACTCGAAGTGAGCGGTGCGCGGCTGAGAGCCGCCAGGGAGTACACCGGTTTCTCGCTCACCCGTATGGCCCAGGCGGCCAACTACTCAAAGTCATACCTGGGGCTGGTTGAGACTGGCGTAAATCCGGTTACCCTGGAGGTGGTAGCGGCATACGAACGAGTACTAGGGGTCGGCATGTATCGACCGGACATAAATCATCCGAGGCTGAGGAAGATCGACGGCCCCGAACAACTGCAACACATCCGGGAAGCCGTGGAGAGAGGGGATCCGGACATCTTCGCGCAAGGGCCGACATCCAGCTCTATCGACGCGGCGGTGGCTCCGACATTGGGTCCAAAGGGTATCGACAATTTTCGGCATTGGGCCGTCAGTGGGCAGAGTTCAACGCTCAGGGCCAATGCGGTGAGCATTTTGGGGTTCTCGCCTGGTCCAGAGAACGCCGAAGTCGTTGTGAGGGTTCTGGACACTGATGATGTCGTGCGCCGGCTGTGTTTGGCATCCGAAGTTTCCCGGCTGACCCAGTGCGGTTGGGGCGTTGCCCTTGCCGTTGCGGACGACCCCACTAGTGCGCCGGAACCAAGAAGGCTCGCCGCCAAGTTGGCGAAGGAAGCCATCGACCCGAAGGATACCGAAGCCCGCTGGTGTGCGGGCTACCTCCTTCAGCGCATGGCGGTAGTTCTCGGTCCGGAAAGTTGACGTTTTCGCGCGGGTTGAGTGGCGCATCGCATAGAGGGGTTCCACCCGGATACGTCCGGGTGGAACCCCTCTATGCGATGCGTGCTAGTCGAGCGTTTCCTCGTCAGGGGGTGACGGTGAAGCGCGGGTCGGTCTCCACGACGCCTTCGAGCACGTCGTCGATCTTCTTCATCAGGTCCTCGTCCAGCTTCACGCCGGCGGCCTTCACGTTCTCGTGCACCTGCTCCGGCCGGGACGCGCCGATGATCGCGCTCGCCACGTTCGGGTTCTGGAGCACCCAGGCGACGGCCAGCTGGGCGAGGCTGAGGCCGGCTTCGTCCGCCAGCGGCTTGAGGAGCTGGACCTTCTCCAGCACCTCGTCGCGCAGGAAGCGCTGGATGAACTTCGCGCCGGTCTCGTCGGTCGCGCGGGAGCCCGCGGGCACCGGCTGACCAGGCAGGTACTTGCCGGTGAGCACGCCCTGGCCGATGGGGGACCAGACGATCTGGCTGATGCCCTCGCGCTCCGAGGTCGGCACGACCTGCGGCTCGATGACCCGCCACAGCATCGAGTACTGCGGCTGGTTCGAGATGAACGGCACCTTCAGCTCACGTGCCAGCGCCGCGCCCCGGGCGATCTGCTCGGCGTTCCACTCGGACACGCCGATGTACAGCGCCTTGCCCTGGCGGACGACGTCGGCGAAGGCCAGCATCGTCTCCTCCAGCGGCACCGACTTGTCGTACCGGTGAGCCTGGTAGAGGTCGACGTAGTCGGTCTGGAGGCGCTGGAGGGAGCCGTCGATCGACTCCATGATGTGCTTGCGGCCCAGGCCCTTGTCGTTCGGGCCGCCCGGCCCCGTGGGCCAGAAGACCTTGGTGAAGATCTCCAACGAGGCGCGGCGCTCGCCCTTGAGGGCGCGGCCGAGCACGTCCTCCGCCTTGGTGTTGGCGTACACGTCGGCCGTGTCGACCGTAGGGTTTTGATTACAACATCAACTACGGGTGACCAGCGGAAACGCTGAGCCGCGCAAGGAAACGTGTGTTACGGTCTGCGTAAGCCACACAAGGAACCAGGTGTGGCTTGTACCGCAGCCACACAAGGAACCTGACCTGGCTCCGCTGGAGCCCCGGACCCTAAGAGAGGTAGCCACGTGGCGTACGACCTTCGAGCGCTCGGAGGGCTCCGGCTGAGCCGGTCCACCGACGAAAGCACGAGCCCGGAGCGGCAGACGGGCCGGATCAACTGGTGGGCTTCCGGCAACAACGCGGAGGTAATCCACATCGCGGAGGATCTCGACGTCTCCGGAGCGGTGAGCCCCTTCGAGCGGGAAGGGCTCGGCCCGTGGCTCACGGACGAGAAGGCTCACGAGTGGGATGTTCTCGTGGCGTGGAAGCTCGACCGCATCTCGCGATCGGCTATGGACACGCTTCTCCTGCTCCAGTGGTGCGAGGAACGCGGGAAGCGCATCGTCTGTGTTGACGATGGGCTTGACAGCGGTACGAAGATGGGCCGGATCTGGATTCAGCTCGCCGCGATCTTCGCGGAGGTCGAGCGGAGCTTCATCGAAGAACGGACTCAGGCGAGCCGCGCGGAGCTTCGCCGTACCGGTCGGTGGCCCGGAGGAACTCCCCCGTGGGGCTACATGCCGGAGAGGCTTTCGGAAGGCGGTTTCAAGCTGGTTCCGCACCCGGAGCGCGCTCCGATCGTCGTCAAGATGGCTCGCGCGGTCATCGGCGCTGAGAAGCTTCGCGACACCGACGAGAAGATTCCACCGCTCGGCTACTCGTATATGACGATCGCGGAGTGGCTCAACGAAACGGGCGTTCCCGCTCCGCGTAAGGGTACTAAGCGGGGCTGGACTGGGGTCACTGTGGCGCGGCTGCTGGAGAACCCGACCGTCCTGTGGGGGAAGTCAACCCATAACAGTCAAATCATGGAGTTCGTCGACTACGCGAAGCCCCTTCTGACGCCGCTCGACGCTCACCGGCTCGACCAGGCTATGAAGGCGCGTGCTCGTGGGGTAGCTACCGGCCGGGGCGCGACGAAGTTCCTGACCGGAATCATCTACTGCGGTGAGTGCGGCTCGAAGATGTACCACGCGAAGATCGGCAAGGGATACGAGTATTACCGCTGTCAGGGACGTACGCACCTGAAGTTGGACTGTGCGAACCAGAACGTGCCGGCCGCGATCGTCGAACAGTACGTGGAGAACGAGTTCCTCGCCCGCGTGGGCACCGAAGAGGTCTTCTCGAAGGTCGAGATCCCCGGATCGGACCACACGGCCGAGCTGGCAGCCGTGAAGGAACGAATTCGGAAGCTCGCCGACATGTTCGCGTCTGGAGCACTCGACAACGACGATGCGGACTTCGTCGAGTCGCTCGCCGCGCTGAAGCGCCGGAAAACCGAGCTGGAGAAGCTTCCGAAGACCGGTCCGCAGACGCTCATGGTCCCTACGGATGTCCACTACTTCGACGTGTGGCAGGAGAGCGACAACGACACGCGCCGGACGGTCCTCTTCGACCGTGGCGTTCGCGTCGTCATCCGGAAGCCCCGCGATGAAGACGCTGAGATTCGCGACGACGAGCTGACCGTGAATCTCGACGAGATCGAGCAGTTCGACGAAGCCGCGAAGGCCGCGAAGCTCGCGGAAGCCCGGAAGGTCGCGATGCACCGTAAGCGGCTTGCCTTCGCCCTTGACGACACCAAAGCCGCGTGAGCGGACCCCAGAGAGGGGAAGTACAAATGTCCGACTTTCTTGTGAAGATCGACCCCGATGGCACTACCTACGCGCTGTGGTCGACGTTCAATGATCAGCCCTTCGTGGTCGGGGAGCGTCCGGAGATCGAAGACGCATACCGCGACCTCTACGGGCAGCCTGCCGACGAGTGGATTCCCCGGAAGTTCGCACTTGCAGACGCCACCGGTTCGTCATCGCTGGTCGGCTCGGGGCGATGGGGTAAGCCGCTAACGGCTACCTCCGGTGATACGGGCGGGGAGGTACCGCGCGAGCGTCTCTCCGAGTTCTGCTCCCTGATCATGGCCGAGCAGTACGACGCGGCAGCCGCGCTGATCGTCCCGGACCCTGACGACGACTGACGACGCGGGGCTAGGCCGAGCCGTGTAAAGGTGTCGACCTAGCCCCGTTCCGGTAAACCTATAGAACTTCCTTCCTTCCTTCTCTAAGAAGAACCAGAAACACAGGCAAGTCGTCACCTTTGCACGCTGGCAGCCCTGCCAGTAACAACCGCATAACGGAAAGCCCCTTCACTGCTATATCCCCTGGTCGCCGGTTGTGGGACAGGGGGTGTAGTGAGTGAAGGGGCTTTTCCCTGTTAGGGGGTGCGGCATGGTGGCTAGAGCCTGCCGACTCTGTCCCGGTAAGGCTGTGCTCGGCTCGTCGCTCTGCGCTCGATGTGGTGGTGGACAGCGGAAGCCTGAGCGTGAGTCAGCACGTCGAGCCCTACGCCGTGCGGTGAACAGAGCGGGACGTGCTCGCTGCGCCCATTGCGGCACGGTGCACCCGGCGTCGGCTATTCGGATCGACCATGTGCTAGCTCTTGCAGATGGGGGCTCCGACACCCGCTCGAATATGCAAGCGCTGTGCGTCGACTGCCACAGTGCGAAGACCACGGGGGAGAACGCAGCGCGTTACTGGGGGCGCTGCTGAATCGGCGTAGGCGGGTAACCGGCTGACTCGTTTGGGGTGACCCATGGAGCGGGATCGAACCCCTGGTTCTGGTCAGCTATTGCGGCTGCATCCATCGCGAGTCGGTACAGGGTCACTGCGCACCGTCGAACCCCCTGGCCGTCCACCCAATCGAGTGACTCCTTCAGCTTGCGGAACGCCTCATCGAGAGCGTTCGTGAAGGCTGTCCGGTCGCCTAGCGCACGGCGGGTTTCCTCGGGAACGGGGTACACGGCCGGAGCGTACTGCTGGTAGCCGGGGGGTGCTCGGGAAGTTGGGGCCGACCGGCCTCCTAGGACACCCCGGCCCCTTTCTGCACGCGCGCTGAGTGCGAAGCCGCTTTTTGATGATCTTCGCCCGCCGCTGACCAGCGGCCTTCAGGCGAGCTGACCCCGGCAAAGGGGCGAGAACGTTCCCGTAAAGAGGGCTGAAACGGCCGCTAATGGCCTCACAGTCGCCCGGTCCGGGTGGGAAGAGACCCGAGCGCTCGTACCTCTCTCCGTGCTGCTCGGCGAGTCCCCCGCTCGGACCGGTCACCAACCGCGGTGCCGCTCGCCGCTCAGGAGTTCCGCGCTCATGACGTCTGCCTGACTACTCGGCGCACGAAGAGCGCGGACGTTCGCCGGTCGGTCGCCCATTCCGGGAGGACTCACAGCCTGCCCATTCGGGCGACCTACCGAAGAAAGAGGTACCACGTTGGCACTGTGCCCATTCGCGGTTCACCGGCTGATCCCGGAGAGCTACTCACAGAACCGCATCACTCCCCGCGTCGTCATCCTGCACACCGCGGTTTCCGGAGCTGAGAGCCTGGAGGGTTATTGGAACTCTCCGGGGATCGTGCTGGAGTCGCACTTCTACGTGAGTCAGCACGGGACGATTTACCAGTACGTCGACACCAACGTTCGCGCCGATGCCAACGTGAATGCGAATGGCTTCGCGGTCTCGATCGAGACGTGGGACGGTGGAGACCCGAACATTCCGTGGACTCAGGCTCAGGTCGACGCGTTGACGCGGCTCGTCGCGTGGATCTGCGACACGCACGGCATTCCGAAGCGGCTTGCCGATGGGCCGTACGGCTCGGGTATCGGTTGGCACAATTTGTACGCGCTGGAGTGGGCCGGCGGTGCTCGTGCCTGCCCCGGTCCCCGGCGCATCCCTCAGGCTCGCGACGTCATCATTCCGCGCGTCGCGGGTGGCTCCGTTCCCTCTCCCGGTCCGTCCGCGCCACCGGCGGTCGAGTTCCCGCTTCCTGCCGGTCACTGGTTCGGCGACATCTCCGGACCGGCGAACGAGCACGGCGGGTACAACGCGGCCGAGCGAACTTGGGTCCGGCAGATTCAGCAAGCGCTTCAGCGCGCAGGTAAGGCTCCCGCTCACGCGGGTTGGGCTGATGGCGTCTGGGAGCAGCCGACCACGGACGCTATGCGCGCGTGGCAGTCGGCCGCTGGGATGCCGGTCACGGGCGACTGTGGTCGCGCGGACTGGGACCGTCTCGTTCTCGGCCGTGGTGCTGCTCCCGCTCCCGCTCCGTCGACAGCTCCGCCGTTCCCGCTTCCGCGGAACGAGTGCTTCGGTCTGTACTCCGATCCTCGCGCGTCGGTCCACGGTGGGTTCAACGCTTGGGAGCGACCGCACGTCAAGCGGATTCAGCAAGCGCTTCAGCGGCTCGGCTTCGCACCCGCGTATCCCGGTTGGGCTGACGGTCTTTACGAGCAGCCAACGGCCGATGCGGTGGCTCGCTGGCAGCGCGCCCGAATGCCGGGGACCACGATCTTCGGTCAGGTCTGGTGGGACGACTGGGCGGTTTTGCTCCGGTGACTCCGGGGCGAGTGCCCGCGTTGCTCGCGGTGCTGTTGCTGCTGGGTAGCTCGCTGGTCTCGCCGATCGACGTCGCTCCGGTCATCCGATCCGCGGCGCCGGTCGTCGAGCCGGCCGAGCTGCCCCCGCCGAGTCCGTCCCCGGTCCCGTCGACCACGGCCGTGCCACCGGAGCCCGTTCCTCCCGCGCGTGACCCGAAGCCGCCGTGTGGTCCCGCGTCGGCCGAGTCGATCGAGCGGTGGATCGGTCAGGCTTCGGCCGCGCTCGTGTGGCACGGCGAAGCACCGATCGTCGATTGGGAAGCGGTTCGGCTGATCATTGCGCACGAGTCCTCCGGGAACCCGTGTGCGTTCAACGACTGGGACTCGAATTGGTACGCCGGCACTCCGTCAAAGGGGCTGATTCAGGCGATCGATCCCACGTTCGCCCGGTGGCATCTGCCGGGTTACCCGGACACGTACCACCCCGTTGACTCGATCATCGCTGGAGTGCGTTACGCCCGTGGCCGTTACGGCTCGGAGTCGTACGTTCCCGGAGTGGTCGCGGTACGGGGCGAGCGTAGGTACGTGGGTTACTGATCGAGCACGAGACGCGGGAGCCCTACGGGCCGGAGCGACGCGATTCCGGACGTCCGCGTGAAGGCAACGGGCTTAGGGGGTTTGGGGTAGTAGTAGCCCTTCGGTCTCCAAAACCGACAGCCGTGGTCCGATTCCACGAGCCCCCGCTTTTGGTGTGCGCACCACAACGATGGAGGGGGGTCACGTGTCCCGCGCGAAGGCCAACCCGACCGGTAACCCTCGCGGAGCGGTCGACGTGACTCAGGCTCCCCGCGTCCACGAAGGCCGCGCTCCCCGCGTTCCCGCTTCGCTCGGCACGGTCGGTAAAGACGTGTGGCGCGAAGTGTGGAAGGCCGGCGAAGGTGCGTATCACCCGCAGACGGACCGTTACGTGATCGAGCGTTATTGCGCGCTCCACGATCGGCGCTCGGAGTTCCTTCGCGTTATCGAAGTCGACGGTCTGATGACGATCGGCAGTACCGGTCAGCCGGTACCGCATCCGCTACTTCGCCACGTCGATAGCACGGAACGAGAGATGCGCGCTATCGAAACGACGCTAGGTCTGAATCTGGAGTCTCGCCTTCGGCTCGGTATCGCCGCGTCTGCGATCAAACAGCAGACGCTAGCCGACCTGCTCGGAGACGACGACGATTGACGGAGGTGAGCCCTTTGACCTCACGGAATACGGGGCTCGCCTTCCGGACTGAGGGTCGACGCGTCCGGAAGTTCATCTCGCACCTGACCCTAGGTGGTAGCTACCTGGGTAAGCCGTTCCGGCTGCTCATGTGGCAGAAGCTTGTTATCGACGAGATTTACAGGCTGAACGCTGACGGTAGCAGGAAGCATCGCACGGCCGTTCTCGGTATCGCCCGGAAAAATGGGAAGACGCAACTCGCGGCAGCGTTGGCGCTGTATCACCTCTGCGCCGATACCCGCGATACCGCTCCCGAAGTCGTGTGCGCCGCGAACACTCGTGACCAGGCAAGACTACTGTTCCGTGAAGCCGCGCGAATGGTGCGGATGTCCCCGATCCTTCGGGAGATGTGCATGGTCCACCGCGACAGGATCACCTGTCACGCGACCGGCGGGACTTTCACCACGGTCAGCGCGGACGCGGGTCTTCAGCAGGGTCTTAACCCGACGTTCGTCGTTGTCGACGAATACGCTCAGGCGAAGCACTCCGATTTGTTCGACGCGCTCACGCTGGGCTCGGCTCAGCGGAACGAGCCGCTCTTCCTCGTGATCAGCACCGCCGGTCCGCATCCTGACGGGCCTTTCGCGAAGCTGGTCGACCACGGTTTCCGTGTCGAGTCCGGAGAGGAAGACGACCCTTCGTTCTACTCGAAGTGGTTCGGTGTCCAGCCGGGGGAGGAAGTCGACCACACCGCCCCCGAAGTGTGGGAGCGTTGTAACCCGAGCTGGGAGATCATGAATCACGCTGACTTCGCGTCGAGCGTGAAGCGGACTCCCCAGCCCAATTTTAGGATGTACCGGCTTAACCAGTTTGTTCGCGGTGGGAGCACGTGGCTCCCTCACGGCGCGTGGGAGAAGCTGAAGCGTCCGGAGATGCGCTTTCAGCCTCGCGACGAAATCGTGGTGGCTGTCGACTCGGCATGGCGGAACGACTCGACCGCGATCGTTGGCGTGAGGCTTGCCGATCTCCACGTTCAGCGGCTCGGCCACTGGGAAGCGAAGCTCGACGATCCGCATTGGCGTACGCCGATCTACGAAGTGATGGAACGCGTTCGGGAAGTCTGCCGCGCGTTCAACGTTCGTGAGGTCGCTTACGACCCTGCGTGGTTCAGCGTTCAGGCTCAAATGTTGGAAGACGAAGGTCTTCCGATGGTCGAGTTCCCGAACTCCGTGGCTCGCATGGTGCCCGCGACGCAAGCCGCGTACACGGCGATTGTCGACGGACTGATCACGCACGCGGATCAGCCGGAGCTTTCTCGGCATCTCGGTAACTGTGTCCTGAAGAGCGACAACCGGGGCGAGCGCATCACAAAGGAATCGCCTACGTCGAAGCGTCACATCGACCTAGCGGTGGCCTTCGTGATGGCGCTGCATCGCGCTCAGCTCTACCGCGACTCGATGAAGTCCTATGACGGATTCATCACCAACGCGGACCCCTGGGACGAACTCGACGACGACACGTGGTGAGCCACAGAGAAAGGGGGCAGCCGTGACCGAAGGCAAGCCAACTCGAAAGGCGCGGCTGCTCGCTCTCTGGTTCGCCGTGTGGGACCAGGCCGTGAGCAGGTGGTACGACGTCCGCGACTGGGCCTCCCGAAACCTGGTCGAGCTGATCGCGGTCTTCGGCGGTTACCACCTGGTCGACGGAGCCGAAGCCATCTTCGCGCCGGCGGGCGACCTGCTCCGCGGGGCGCTGCTGATCGTGGCTGCCGTGTGCCTCGCGAAGTCGCGGGGAGGTAGCCGCTGATGGGCTTCCTCTCGTTCATCGGCTCCAGCGAAGCCGAGTCCCGAGCCGAGCCGATCAATGCCCGTGAGGTCACCGACACGAGCGGGCTCATGGGGTGGGTGACCGATCAGGACATCGGCCGCGAGCTGACCCCTGAAGGCGCGCTCGCACTGTCGGCCGTCTACGGCTCCGTTCGCATCCTCGCGGACACGCTCGCGACGACTCCGATCGACAGCTTCCGGCGCTCCGGGAAGCGGAGGCTTCCGCACGATCGGCCGTTCTGGCTCGATCAGCCCAACCCGGAGACGCGGAAGATCGAGTTCATCGTTTCCGTGATGACGAGCCTTCTGCTCGAAGGAAACGCATACATCCTAATTACCCGCGCACTCGGGAAGATCATCGCTCTTGACGTCATTCCCGCGTCGGCTGTCGAGCCGAAGTACGTGCGGACTGCTCGCGGTCGAAAGCTGGTCTTCGAGCTGTCGGTGACGGACGAAGACGGCCGCATTCAGGTGGTCGGCGCGCTGGAGTCCACGGAGGTACTCCACATCAAGGGCGTCACGCTCGCCGGCTCGAACAAGGGCGTCTCGCCCCTGAAGGCCGCGCGGATGACGTTCTCTCTCGGGTTGGCCGCTCAGGAGTACGGAGCCGAGTTCTTCGAGCGTGGAGCCGTTCCCGGTGCCGTGATCACCGTTCCGGGAACCATGACGCCGGCCGGTCTCCGGGCAGCTCGGCAGACGTGGCGACAGATCCACGGGGGACGCGGGAACCGACACGGTCTCGCAATCCTCACCGAAGACTCGAAGTTTCAGAAGATCACGGTCACCCCGGACGAAGCTCAGTTCCTACAGACCAGGGCCTTTCAGATTCCGGACGTGGCAAGGATCTTCGGCGTTCCTCCGCACCTGCTCGCGGACGCTTCGGGCTCGACGTCGTGGGGCTCCGGGCTCGCCGAGCAGAACACGGCCTTCGTTCAGTTCGCGATCCGCGCATGGGCCGAGCGGCTCGAAGAGGCACTGACCACGCTCTTCCCGGAAGCCGACCGGAAGGCCGGAGCGTTCGTCCGGTTCAACCTTGACGGGCTGCTTCGGGGAGCGCTGAAAGAGCGCCTGGAGGCGTACCGCGTCGGTATCGCCAACTCGGTCTACACGCCCGACGAAGTGCGTGCGTGGGAAGACCTTCCCCCGGACCCGAGCGGGCTCGGCGCGTACCTCCGCGCTCAGACATCGCTCGCGATCCTCACGCCCGATGGGCCTTTGGTGCTCTCGGGCTCTGCCGCTCCCAGTCCACAAGAGACGGACGCGGACGACGACAGCGAAGCCACACAAGGAACCGCGAGTGGCGAGCAAGACGACGACGAAGCCTCCGACGAGAACGGGGGAGAAACGGAGGGCGAGTGACCGCCGAACGGCGCGACCTTACGTCTGAAGTCGAGATTCGCGCGACCGGCGACACGTTCGTTCTCCGGGGCTACGCGTACGTGTTCGACAAGCTGTCTCACGATCTCGGCGGCTTCCGCGAGCGCATCGAAAAGGGCGCAGGTCGGGAGGACATGGAGCGCGGCGAGCTGGTCGCCACGTTCAACCACAACGCGAGCGCACCACTCGGCCGCACTGGGTACGGGCTCCGGACCGGAGTCGACGACCACGGCGGTTGGTACGAAGTCGACCTTCCGAACACCACGGCCGGTCGCGACGTCGCCGAGCTGGTGAAGCGCCGCATCGTCCGCGGTTCGAGCTTCACGTTCCGACTGAAGGACGTCGAAGCCGACCAGGAATGGACTCGTGACGAAGCGACCGGGTTCCTGATCCGGACCGTCCGCGACTTCCACGTGGCCGAGCTAGGGCCGGTCACTTCTCCGGCTTACCCGGACACCACAGCTGCCAAGCGCTCCATTCCGGACGCGCTCCGCGAGCTGATCTCTCAGGAGCCCGCGCGGGTTCCTTCCGTCGAAGTAAAGGAGGGGACTCCCCCGATGACGTCCAACCTGAAGGACACCGCCGAAGAGCGCCTGAAGGCCGAGCACGCGCTTCAGGGTGCGGCCGATGCCGGCCGCTCCGACGTGGAGGCTCGCATTCTGGAGGTGCTCGACCGGCTCGACACCCGGTACGCCGAGCAGGACGCCGAGCAGCGCGCCACCGCGAAGGCTGACGAGATCCGCTCCACGCTGCTGGAGCTGCTGGAGAAGCACCAGGTCTCCGGCTTCCTGCCGAAGGGTGCTGACGACGCGACTCAGCTCCGCGCGCTGACCCCCGGTCAGACGGCCGAGTTCCGCGCCGTGATGGGCGTCAAGGTCGACGCGACCAACGCTCAGGAGGGCATCGTTCGCCCGGAGAAGTCGCTTTTCGACTCTCTGATGGAGGTGATCGGCGAGCGGTCGAGCATCATCACCCGTGGCGCTCGGATCATCACCACGCGGTCGGGTGAAGTGATCGAGTTCCCGAAGGTCACGCCGACCCCGTCGACCGGTCGACCGACTGAGGCTGGCCCGATCCCGGAGAACTACCCGGAGACGGACAAGGTCGAACTCGGAGTGGGGAAGTACGGTCACCTCACGTGGGTGTCGACCGAGCTGACCGAAGAGGACGCGGTCGGCCTGATCGACTTCCTCGTTCGCGACGCGGGTCCGAACATCGCGGACCAGATGAACCGCGACTTCATCGCGGCTCTGCTCGACCCGGTGAAGGGCATCGCGGGTTCTCTGCGCTTCGCCCCGGCGACCCTCGCGAGCGAAGTCGAGATCGGCGATCACATCATCGACGCGTTCTACTCGCTGCCTGCCGCGCTGTCCGGCCGCGCTACGTGGATGACCGGCCGGGAGACCGTGGCTCGTCTGCGGAAGATCAAGGACAGCGATGGTCGCTACTTCTTGAAGTCGATCGCTGACGGCGGTGGCCTGACCCTGCTCGACCGCCCGGTGGACGTCGACCCCGGTTTGGCCGGCGCGAACGCGAACAAGATCGTTCTGTCGGACCTGAGCGGCTTCACCGTTCGGTACGTCGGCAGCCTCCGCGTTGCTCGCTCGACCGATGCGAAGTTCGCCGACGACCAGGTGGGCTTCCGCTTCGTGCACCGTGCCGGCGGTGCGCTGCTCGACGCGACCGGCTCGGTTCTGCTGACCCTCCCCGTTGAGGCTCCCTGATTCGAAGTCACTTTCTTATGGGCTAGCCACACAAGGAACTGTGTGGCTAGCCCATGGTGCTGCCCTGAAAGGAGGGATCGGCGTGGATCTCTACGCCACGATTCCCGAGCTTCGAAGGCTCGACGGGCTCGGCGACTCGGAACTGTTCAGCGACGACGACCTGACGTCCGCACGAGCCTTCGGCGTGGAGTCGGTCGAGCGATACACGGGTGTCTGCTGGTCCGTGGAGATGCCCCCTCCGGTCTCGATCCGGTGGGCCGTGCGGACGATCGCGCGTCAGTGGCTCGTCGACCTTCACTCCCGCGTCCCCGACCGTGCAACGAAGTTGGTCACGGAGTTCGGCGAAACGACCTTCGCTCAGGCCGGCGGACCGTGGCGACCGACCAGCCTCCCCGAAGTGAACGCGGTGCTCGCTGGCTACCGCGAGCGCGCTCCGTTCGGCTGAGGGGAGCGCCCGTGTCTGTTGTGCTCGCCACAAAGGAAGCGGTCTTCGAAGCGCTGAAGGCTCGCTTCGCCGGGACTCCGGTCGCTGTCTCGTGGGCCGATCCGGGGAAGAACGCCCGGACGCAACACGTGTGGTTCACGGAGACCGTCGAGCCGGACCTGACCCCGCGAGCGATGGTCGCCGGTCGACGCAAGCCGACTCAGCTCGAAGCCGAGCTGACCGTTCGCGCGGTCTCGCAGTCACCAGGCGACCCCGTTCGCGCCGAGCGCTCCGTGTACGCGATCCGCGACCTGATCGAGAAGGCCGTTCTCGACGACATCGTTCCGAGCGCGGTTTCCCCGGAGCTGCAAGACGTTCGGCCGCTCCGCTCCGCGATCACGACCGGCGAGACCGGATCAGGGCAGCCGGCCGCTCAGTGCGACTTCGTTCTGAAGATCCGCGCTCACATCCGCTCTTAAGGAGGTGCTGAAGTGGCGCTCGACGCTGCCATTTCCATTGGCGCTGAGACGGCTTACGGCGTCTCCGCAACCACGACGACCGGCTACGAAGGTCAGGCCGATTCGTGGAAGACCGCTCGCGAGTTCATCGAGTCGAACGGCTTCCGAGCCGGTCGGCAGACCATCGCGGCCAATCGTCGCCGGATCGTCGACATGGGCGGTGAAGGCGAGATCGAGCTAGACCTTCTCGACTCCGGGGCCGGCGCGCTGCTCCGCGCCTGCTGGGACGCGCTGACGGTCACGCCGGCGGTAGGGGAAGGGGCGAGCACGCTCGTCTACACGACTGCCCCGAAGCCGACCGGACCGAGCTTCACCTCTCAGATGGTCCGGCCGAAGGTCGACGGGGGCACGGTGGCGTATCGGCACGTCGGGTGTGTCGTCACCGAATGGGAGTTGGCTCAGGAGGTCGAAGAGCCCCTGAAGCTGACGGCGAGCTTCGACTTCCAAACGGTCAGCCACTCCGCGGCGCCGGTCGACGAACTCCCGATCGCGTACCCGGATGACGCGGTGGCGTACGACTGGACGCGCGGAACGGTCTACCTGTCCCGTAACGGGGTCGAAACTGCGGTGGCTGTCCTGAAGTGGTCGGTCAAGGCCGCGCGGGGGCTGAAGACCGATCGGCGAGCCGTGCGGTCGAACGCGCTGAAGCGGCTCCCGGTCCGCGCCGAAGTGCCCGTGTATGAAGGCGAACTCGAAGTGGAGTTCGACAGCTCGACGCTGCCGCTCTATGAAGCCTTCATCGCGGGAGAGGTTCTCGGTCTCCGCGTCGCCTACACGGGCGTGACGGAGTCGGGGACTGGTACCGGCGCGTCGCTGGAGCTGGTCGCCCCTGCCGTCCAGTTCACCGGGGAGAGCCCCGAAAGCTCGCTCGACGACGTCTCGATGATGACCCTCCCGTTCCGCGTGCTCGACCCCGGTAGCGGCGACGACACGCTGAGGCTCACGTACGTGGAGCCGAGCGGCGACGACCCGACTACGCCGGCAGCCGAGTAAGGCGAGCTGATCCGGGGCTCTCTTGTGGTGCGCACACCAAAGGGAGCCCCGGTCAGGGGGCACCGTGGCAGACGACTTCCGCGTGACGGTCGAAGGACACCGCGAGTTGCGGAAAGCCATTCGACAGGTAGGCGACAAAGAGCTGACGAAAGGGCTGAAGGAAGCCCACAAAGAGACCGCGTCGATTGTGGTCCCTCCCGCGAGGCAGGAAGCGCCCGTTCGCTCCGGTCGCCTGTCCGCGTCGATCAAACCGAGTTCAACCGTGAAGGGCGCTGTCGTCCGAGCGGGTACCGCAAAGGGTGTCCCGTACGCGGCACCGGTCCACTTCGGGTGGCCTAAGCGCGACATCCGCGCGAACAAGTTCCTCTTTGGTGCTGCCGGGAAGACCCGCGACACGTACCGCGCGGTCTTCGAAGAGCGCATCGCCGAGCTTGTTCGCCGATTCATTAATTCCGACTGAGGGAGACCCGTGTCCGATTCCGAGTACCTGAGCGTCGAGATCGACGATCTGACCGTGGGCGAGATCGACGAAATCGAAGAGATCATCGACGCGTCGATTGACTCCGTTGGTCAGCCCGGAGCCCGGAAGGGAAAGTTCCTCACCGCGATTGCCTTCGTGGTGAAGCGCCGCGAGGACCCGGCTTTCACGCTGGAGGACGCGCGGAACGTGAAGATCCGGCTCGACGAGAAGGCGAAGGTAGCCGGCCCTTTGGCCGAAACCGCCGAGCGCGTCGTTCCCAACAGGGCCGAGCGGCGAGAGCGGTCGCGAAAGCGCGGCTGATCTCTCACTTCCGAGGGCTCGCCTGGTCCGACGTCAACGGGCTTCGGCTCGACGAATTCCGCGCGCTCGTGGAAGCGATGCAAGCGGATCAGAAGTCGCGTGCCCGTTCTCAGGGTCGCGGAGGGCAGCCGGGAGCGCGTCGCGAGCCGGTCATGAAGTAAGGGGGTCGAGATGGCGAAGCCGATTCAGGTAACGATTCTCGGCGACGTTCAAGACCTGCTCGGCAGCCTCGCGGACGGCGATAAGGGCCTTAGTGCATTCGCGGGAAAGGTCGGCTCGACCGCTAAGGAGATCGCGGGAACGGCAGCCAAGTTCGCGGCTGCTGGTCTCGCGGCTGGTGGTATCGGCGCGGCTCTAAGCGAATCGCTCGACCGCGCCCAGCTTGGCGCAAAGCTCGCGGCTCAGCTCGGCGCTACGGCCGACGAATCGAAGCGGTACGGCGAAGCCGCCGGGAAGCTCTACGCGGACGGCTACGGGGACAGCTTCGGTCAGGTCACCGAAGCGATTGGCGCTGTGACGACCACGCTCGGAAAGCTCGACCAGGGTGAACTCGAAACCGTCACTAAGAAGGCGCTGAACCTCGCGAACGCGTTCGACCTGGAGCTGAACCAGGCCGTTGCAAGCTCCGGAATCTTGCTGAAGGTCGGACTCGCGAAGGACGCGAACGAAGCCTTCGACCTAATGACGAAAGGGCTTCAGGGTGTCCCGGCTGCTCTGCGCCCGGAGCTGCTCGAAGCGATCGACGAATACGGGGTGTTCTTTAAGGAGATCGGCTTCACCGGAGCCGAGTCCTTCGGCGTGCTGAAGGCTGCCGCGTCGGGCGGAAAAATCCAGCTCGATAAGGCCGGCGACGCGATCAAAGAATTTCACATCCGCGCCACGGATGGGTCGAAGACCACGGTCGACGCGTATAAAGCTCTCGGTCTGAACGCCGACGAGATGGCTCAGAAGATCGCCCGTGGCGGGACCGACGCACGAGACGGCTTTCAGCAGATCATTAACGGTCTGCTTGCAATGAAAGATCCGGTCGAGCAGTCGAACACGGCGGTCGGTCTCTTCGGAACTCAGTTCGAAGATTTGGCGCACATCGACGCGCTCGCCGCACTTAGCCCAATGGCGAACGGGCTTCAGAGCGTCGCGGGCTCGGCGGACGCACTCGGGAAGACGCTCCACGATAACGCGAGCGCGAATCTCGATACCTTCATGCGGAAGGTCTCGACGCTCTTCGTTGACCTGATCGGCGGCTATGTCCTGCCGATCATCAGCTCGGTCACGTCCTACCTGAACCGGAACTTCGGACCGGCGCTCTCGGCGGTCGGCTCGTTCATCGGCGGGACGCTGGTCCCCGCGGTTCGCTCGCTCGCCGAGTGGATCAGCGTGAACCAGACTCCGATTCTGCTGATCGCGGGTCTGATTACCGCGCTCTTCCTGCCGCACCTGATCGCGCTCGGCGTGACGCACACTGCTACGGCAGCGAAAGCCGTTGCGGCATGGGCCGTACAGAAGGTCGGCGCGATTCAGGCTGCCGTCGCTCACTCGGCGCAAGTCGTGAGGATGGTCGCCAGCTGGGTTCTGCTCGGCGCTCAATCGCTGATCAATGCCGCGAAGATGGCTGCCGCGTGGGTACTCGCAATGGGGCCGGTCGGCTGGATCATCGCGGCCGTGGTCGCCCTGGTCGCGCTGATTGTCGCCAACTGGGAGACGGTCAAGGAATGGACGGTCAAAGCTTGGGAAAGCGTTTGGACGTTCATCAAGCAAATTGGGCAATGGATCTGGGATTACTTCCTTAAGTGGACGCTCCCTGGTCTGATCATCACGCATTGGGACACCATCGTAAACGCCGTGCGAGCGGCCGTGCGTTGGGTGCTCGATGCGGTCGCGTGGCTAGGCGAGCTGCCTGGTCGAGTCGGAGCGTGGTTCCGTGGCGTCTATGACGGGGCGGTAGGCCGGCTGAGTGACCTTACCGGGTGGCTTCGTGGGCTGCCTGGTTCTGTTCTCGGTGCGATCGGAAACTTCGGCTCACTGCTACTGAATGCCGGGCGTGACCTGCTATCGGGACTGTGGTCCGGAATCCAGAATGCGGCTGGCTGGTTGCGTGACAAGGTGCTCGGGTTCTTTTCGTCGATCATGCCGGACTGGGTCCGTGACGCTCTCGGTATCCATTCACCTTCGCGGGTGATGGCTGCTATCGGGCGCTTCATTCCGCCCGGTATCGCGCTCGGTATCGAGCAGAACTCCGCTACTGCGGTCGGTGCCGCGTTGGGCTTGGCAGCCGATGTGACGTCGGCGCTGACGGACATGGGTACTACCGGCCCGGTCGGGTTGGGCCTGGTCACGGGTGCTGCGCTCGCTACGGGAGCAGCTACCGCGCTGAACGCCGGTCGCTCCGGGAGCGCGGGTTACCCGGCACCGGATAGCGCGGGCTCGGCCGCTCCGGTCCACCAGGAAGTAACGGTCAACGTCACCACGAATGCCGACCCGACCGACATCGGTAACGAAGTCGCGTGGGCACTACGGACTAGCGGGAGGTAACGCCAGAGTGAAACTCGACCCCGTTATCTTCTCGGCTGCCGCTCGGGCATCGCTCGCCGTGACGGACGATTGGGTAGCGGAGTATCGAGGGCTCGTGATTGGAGCCCTCGACTCCCCGCTATCGCTACTCGCTGTCGAAGGGCTGATCGACTCGCCGGCAGTGCGCACGGCCGACCGCGCGATTCTCAACCGACACGGAGATGTCAGCGGCCGGGACTTCGTGGGGAGTCGCACGGTAACGCTGACGATCGAAGTCAACGGTCGGGACGCACGAGAGTTCGCCGGCGCAATGGACGCACTCGCTCTCGCCTTCGCTCCGTCCCGAGCGGTCGCGCCGTTCGTGTTCCGCTTCCCCGGTATAGCCGGCGGGGGAGTGCGCTTCGTCGCTGCGAAGGTGCGTAGGCGCTCGGCTCCGGTCGATGTCGCTTTCAGTCAGTACCTCGCGAACGTGACGGTCGAGCTTTACTGTGCAAGCCCGCTCATTCTCGACACCACGAAGCTGTCGGACACGGCAGGCTTGCCAGATCCCGACGCTCCGGGCGGTGGGATCACATTCCCGCTCACGCTCCCGATTCAGTTCGGTAGCCCACCCGATCCCGGAACTATCCGCGTGGTGAACGCCGGCTCGTTCGAGTGCTATCCCCGGTTCCGGATCTACGGACCGGTGTTTGATCCGCAAATCGTGAACCTCGCATCGGGCGAGCAAATCACTTTCAGGTACGCGCTGCTCGGCGACGAGTGGCTAGACGTCGACACGTACTCACATGAAGTTCTGCTCAATGGCGTAGCTCCCCGGTTCCTGCTCGCTGGCACGGCGAACACGTGGCCTGTCTGCCAACCGGGGACCACGGAGTTCGGCTTTCGCGGCTTCCGCGTGGCTTCCGGTCCCGAAGGGGACGGCGCGGAGCTGGTCGCCGAGTGGGCTTCGGCGTGGGTGTGAGCAGCGGGGAGGGAAACACGTAGATGGCACTTGTTCAGGAGATGCCGAGTCCGCCGGTCTTCGCGGACGGAACGCCGTACGCTGCCGGACTCATTCGGCGACTGCTCGGCCGCATGACTGGGACGTTCGTCGGTCGGTTCAACAATGGCGATTTCGCGGCGATGCTCGATGGCTCGACGCTCACGGTCGCCGGAGGCCGAGCAACCCTCCCCGCCCCGTCCGGTGAAACCGGTACGTACCTGGTGGAGGCTTCCGCGTCCACGGTCCTGTCGGTCGACCCCGCAGACGCGACCCGCGACCGCATCGACCGCGTGGTGGCCTACGTGGTCCCGCCGGCGACTCCGGAGGACCAGGGGAAGTGGTACATCGAAGTCCTGAAGGGCGAACCTTCCGCGGCGCCGGTCGCTCCGGCTGCTGACTTCGCGTACTGGATCGGGGACATCCTCGTTCCGAAGGCTTCGGACGGGGTTCCTCCGACGCTCGTTGACCGGCGGTACGCGAATCAGCAGCAGTACCTAGCCGGCCCAACGACGTCGGGTGAGACGCGGCCGACTGGAGCGCTCGCGCGATTCGGTGCTGTCTGGACCGACGTCGTGAACAGGCATACCTGGGTCTTCGACGGTGCTTCGTGGAACCGACTCAATCAGGGTGTACCGGCCGTCACCAATCCGTCGAGCATCCACGCTCCCTACACGGATCAGGTGATCGTCGATAAGGGCTCAGGAACGCTGAAGCGGTATACCGGCGCGGCCTTCGACGACGTGGAGCTACTGAAGCCGAAGGGCAAGCGGTGGAGAACGGCAGGATTCCACAGTCTCACCGCGAATCAGGCAACGATCCCGATGCAGGGCAGCCGCGTTCAGGGTGGCGTCACGACGAGTCCAAACGGGCTCACACTGCCGCGTGACGGCATCTACCGAGTGTGGATGTACGCATACGCAACCGGTGGCGCGAACTGGACTCATCAGGCTCAGGTGAACAGGCTCCGGAACGCCGTGCCGGATTTGACTGTCTGTTACCTGTCGTTCTGGAAAGCCACAGGTGTCGACTACACGGCGTACGCGGAGAACGAAGTTCCATTGAAGGCCGCGGACATCCTGGTTCTTGCGGGCGCTGGCACCGATTCAACGTGGGGTGTCGACGAAGCGTCCGGCTGTCGCCTCGGAGTCGAGTACGTGAGTGCGCTCCCCTCCGGGGTGTCGCCGCTCTAAGGGGGTGGAGCGTGGTCAGCCGTTACCGCGTCCTATTCCGCGATGTTCTATCGGGTGTCATCCACGGAGAGCTGCCCGCTGAGCGGATCTCCTACACGAACACGCTTAATGCGCCGGGGTCGGCGACAATCACGATTGCTCTCGACCCCGGCGTGGCTCACGTGAACCGGAACACGATCACCACGGGCGCGGCTACCGCCGTGTACGTCGAGCGTGGCGACCGGTTCGTGTGGTCCGGGCTGCTCTGGGATGCCGTACCGGATTTCGCGAACGGGACGCTAGAGCTTCAGTGCGAAGGGTGGCTGTCGTACTACCGGCTTCGCCACTACCACGCAACGTCGCGGTTCAACCAGGTGGACCAGGCCGTGATCGCGCGGACCCTGCTCCAGCACGCGGCGAACTACGGCACCGGTTCGAACCTGGGAATGATCGGATACGGGACGGAACTCACGGGCGTTCTGCGAGATCGCACGTTCAAACAGAGTGAGCGGAAGGCTATCGGCGAGGCTGTCGAGCAGCTCGCAAGTGTGGAAGACGGTTTCGACTTCAGCTTCGACACGGCGTGGGACGGCGCGGATCTGCTGACCACGTTCAGCGTGCACTATCCCGCGACCGGCCGTTACCGTGATCTCACGCTGGAGCAGGACCGGAATTGCGACATCCCACGCGCCACCGTTGGCGGGAAGAGCGTCATCACGCACGCGTACGCGCTCGGCTCCGGTGACGGTCCCGAAATGGTGTGGGCTACGTCCGGCACCCCGTCGACCATTTTCCCGCGACTGGAGGCTGTCGAGAGCTTCTCCGACATCAAGGAATACGGCACGCTGAAGACGAAGGCCGATCGGCGGGTGAAGCTCGGCGCGGCTCCGATCGTGCTCCCAAGCATCGACCTCTACCCGGACACGTATCCGGGACTCGACGCATTCGAGCTGGGCGACGCGCTGAACGTGGTCGGTGGATACGGGCTAGTGCCGATTCGCGGAGTGTGGCGTATCACCGAAATTGCAGTGTCGGTCGCGGAGACCGGAGCGGAGAGTATCTCGCTCACGGCCGCACCTAGGGAGGTGTTCGAGAATGGCTAATCCGACGCTGCCCCCTTCCTTGGCAGCCGAGTTCCGCGCACTTCACGACCGGATTAGCGCGCTGGAGCGTGGCGAGCGGAGCGTGACGTACCGCGAGCGGCTCCCGGTGAACGACGCCTCGACAGCGCGAGTCCAGTACGCTGCGAACGGGGATCGCGACGTGTACTCGGCCGCGCTGGTCAACCCGAAGTATCCGGTCCTGGTCGCCAGGTTTCACGTTCAGCTCTTCGGCTCTGCGGTCGCAAAGGTCTTCCTTCGGGGCAGTCTCGGAGGGGTCACGCGTACGACGCAGACGTGGACGCTGAACGGGAAGGGGGCTACCGGCTGGGCCTTTCACACCATCGAAGTGGCGTGGCTCCACGGTCTCCCGCTCGACGAGTGGCAAGACACGGAGACTGTCTCGCGCACACGGCGAGGGAACGTCGAATTCCACTTCCAAGTGACGCAAGACCACATCTGGTTCGAGCGGAACCCGGACCTTTCCGACAACCTGATGGATGTCGGCTTCACCGCTCCGCAGGCGAACGCGCTGGAGCTGTGGTTTCGGACCTTCGAGAACCGTTACGACAACCTGTTTCGCGAGCCCGAGTACGTCTTCCTCGCACCCGAGAACGCGTTCCCGACCGCGAGCGACGAAGGAACCCTTCTGTCCGGTTCCCGCATCGACATCTAAGGGGGTCCGATGGCTTTACCCGACAGGGTTCCGCGTCCGCTCGACGTCCCGGAGCCCGTTCCGTCCGCGGTGCCGGTCACGGAACCCCATACGACCGACTTCGTCCCCGACCCCGGAGAGTGGCCGTTGCCTCCCCGCGACTTCGGGTACGGCCTGGAGGTGAACCCGTGAGCGACGCGGTACTGATCGCCCTAATCGCCCTGACGGGCTCCGCGATCACGGCCGGTCCCGCGTACCTGGGACAACGCAAGACGCGGAGGCAGCTCGCCGAGCAGGGAGAGGCAACCGCGGTTGCCACTGCTGCCGCGCTGAAGGACGCGCTCGCACCCGTCGAGAAGCGGCTAGACCAGATGGGAAGCCGTCTCGACGCGCTCGGGACCGACGTCGCGGACATCCGCACGCGGGTAGCGGTGCAAGAAGACCGATGGGAGCGCGGACCCCTCCGCGTCGTCGAGTCGCGGAACCAGCCGTGAGGGGGCTCGGATGCTGCCGAACATCGGCGTAGTGGGGCGCAAGCGCACCGGGAAAGACACGATCGCTGACCACCTGGCGAAGCGGCACGGCTACGTGCGCGTTGCGCTCGCCGATCCCGTGAAGGAACTCGCGCTCGTGCTGAACCCGATCGTCACCCCGACCAGTTCCCGGAGCGGTGGAGTGCGGCTCGCGAGCCTGGTCGCCGAGCAGGGTTGGGAGCGGGCGAAGGACGGTTGGCCGGAGGTCCGCCGAGTCCTTCAGGTCTTCGGGACGGACATCGTCCGGACACACTTCGGCGACCGCACGTGGATCGACCTTGCGCTGACGAAGGTCCGCGAGCTGAACGCTCAGGGTGCGCCGGTCGTCATCCCGGATGTCCGCTTCCCGAACGAAGGCGAACACCTACAGGTGCTCGTGTCGGCGCGGCTGCTACGCGTCACCAGACCTTGTCTGTCCACTGAGGACAACCACGACAGCGAGCGTTACACGGACACGATGCCCGTTGACGTCGAAGTTCCTAACACAGGAACGGTGTCAGACCTGCTGAAGCGCGTTGACGACGTGCTCGGCACCTACGAAAGGATCAATGCGTGAGGGCTCTCCTGGAGCGCTACCCGGCGCTAACCCTGTCCCTGCTCGGCCTGGTCGGCGCGGCTGCCGTGAAGTTCGTTCCGGGGCTCGCCGGTTACGACCCCGGCGACGTCGTGGACTACATCGCGCTTGCGATTTCCCTCGCGACCGGCGTCGAGATCCACCGACGCGTGAAGCCGGTCGACGCGGAGGACCGGGCTCTCTGACCAGGTCGCCGAGCTGCCCCTGTCATGCCTGCTACAGGCGTGGCGGGGGCTTCGTCGTCGTTGTAGTGCGCACACCAACTCCGGGGATTGTCTCGCACAAAGTTCCTTGTGTAGCGTGATCCACGCAAGGAACTTGGTGTGAACATCACAAGGGGAGGACCGATGGACGCGGGGTCGCGGATCGTTCAGGCGATCGAGAAGGCGTGGAGGGCGATTCAGGCGGACTGTCCGGACGTCCCCGACGTGGTGGTGTGCACCGGTACCGGCCGTGTTAGCGCCCGGAAAGCCAAGTGGGGGCACTTCTGGGGGAACCGCTGGGTCATCGACCCCGAGCAGCCGAGGCGCGCACCGGAACTCTTCGTGGCGGGGGAGCTGCTCGCCGAGTCCGGTCGTCGCGTGCTTCAGACCCTGATCCACGAAGCCGCTCACGGCCTGAACCACGTTCGCGGAGAGGAAGGGACCAACTACAACGGCCGACACAACTTGACGTTTGTCAAGGCCGCTACCGAGCTGGGGCTGTGCTGGCCGAAGGGTGAGAAGGCGCACCCGACGATCGGCTTCTCTCAGGTGATCATCACCGACGAGACCGTCGAGCGGTACGCCGGCGTTATCTCCGAGCTGGAGTCGGCTCGGCTCGCGTACCTGACGTGGCTCCACGCGGCGACCACGACGGCTGGCACCGGGACGGGCGAAGGTGGGGAAGCCCCGAAGCGGGGGAAGGGCAGCAGGGGAGGCACGCTCGGGGGGAAGCGCATCAAGGCTGTCTGTGAATGCGACGAACCGGACGCCATCGACGTCACTCCCGCGCGGCTGAAGCGGAAGCCGATCAAGTGCGGTGACTGCGACAGTCTGTACCGGCCGGCGATCCGAGACGCTGCTTGAGCCACAAAAGGTTCCGACTGGGGTACGCTCCAGTCGGAACCTCGCTGTATGCGGGAAGGGTAGTGAATGGCGACCACAGCAGCGGCTAGGCGGGCGGATGCGACAGACCTTCACTCTGAACTTGTCAGAGTGGGTCGCATCTTGGCGAAGCATGACTCTGGAGACACTCGGCGGACGTTCGCTGAATTACTAGTCGATCTCCGCGAGAGTTTCACCGACCCGAGCGGACGACCTGATTACGCCGGCCGGTCGAAGGGTTACCGCGAGGCGCTTAACGCTGTCTACTCGGCCAGCGGCCTTCCCACTGAGGAACAAGACCGGGTGCTTCGTACCGGTATCCGTTACCACGTTCAGAAGATCGTCCGCGACCGGTTCCGGGCGAAGTCGAAGAGCGATGCCGACTATCTCGAATTCTGTCGGTACTACGGATTCAAGCCTGAGAACTCCGACGAGAGTCGGAAGCGCTCGGCGCGGCTGGAGCGAGTCACGGTGCGCGGACTGGTGACGGTCTCGGACGCAATCGCGTTCCTGGCGGATGCCCGGAGCAAGACGGAGGCGTTCGTTCACCTGAACAACGTGTCGGAGCTACCCCGCGATGACGCGACAGCGCTTCGCGACGAGTTGAACTCGCTCATGGAGACACTCGCCCCGGTCGTCGCCGCGATCGACACGGCAAGCGCTGTCGAGAAACCGAAGCGCAAGCGCCGCGCCTGACCTTCACCACCTGAGCCCCCGCGTCCGATCCGCCGTGGACGTGGGGGTTTCTTGTGTGCGCACCACAAAAGGTTCCTTGTGTGACTGCCGTCACGTCGGGTTGTAGACCGGGGCTCCACGGGGGGTGTCCTAGGTGTCAAGGGCAACCGAGAACGAAGCACGGTGATTGCATGGCGGGACTGAAAACCATTCAGCGCGGAGGCTCGCGCTTCTACGTCCACCCGGAGACCCGCGCGAAGTATCCGGGCGTTACCTCCGTGATCGACCAGCTTCCGAAGCAGTTCCTCACGTTCTGGTACGCGAAGATGACGGCCGAAGCGGCAGCCGACAACATCGGAGCCGTGGTCCAGATGCTCATCAATGGTGAGCGAAAGGCCGCGATCGACTTCATGAAGGGTGCCGCTCGCCGGTACACGGGGGAAGCGGCCGACATGGGCACGGAGGTTCACGACCTCTTCGAGCGACTCGCTCGGGGTGAGCGCGTCGGCAGGCTTCACCCGGAAGTCGAGAAGTACGCGAACCACATCCGCGAGTTTCTCGACCAGGTTCAGCCGGAGTTTCTCCACATCGAAGACACCGTGTGGAGCGACGCGCACGAGTACGCCGGCTCATTCGATTGGATCGCGCGCATCGGCGATGAAATCGTGATGGGCGATACGAAGACGACGCGGAGCGGCATCAAGCCGCCCGTAGCGCTCCAGCTCGCCGCGTACACGTTCGCGGATCACATCATCACGCAGAGTGGCGCGAAGGTCGACCTCCCGAAGATCGACGCGGCAGCCGTCTTCCACGCCCGCCCGGAGGGTTGGTCGCTGACGCCGGTCCGTGCCGATCGGAAGGTCTTCGACTACTTCCTGAAGCTCCGGGCTGTCTTCGACTGGGAGAAGGTCGAGAGCGAAACCGTGATCGGTCAGCCGGTCGCCGGTACCGAGATCAGCACCACGGGCAGTCAGCGCCGCGCGTCCCGCTGAGCCCACCCGAGAGGGGAGCCCCGACCATGCCGACGCACGAGATCACGTTCAAGACGACGAAGGTTCCCGCGGATCTGCCGAAGGGGGCGACCGTGACGGAGGTCTCGCGGTTCCCGGTCGTCGTCGAGCGTCGCGGGAGCGAACTGGAGCTGTTCCCGGTCCCGGCGAACGAAGCCACGAAGGCATCCGGCGTCGTCGCCGCGATCCACGTCAACGGCGAGCACGTCGAGCTGACCACGGAGACCGCGCGGCAGCTCGCCCGTGAGCTGACGAACTTCGTTCAGTCCCGTGAGTCGATGCTCGCGATCGAAAAGCGCGCGGCCGACAGGAAGGCTGCCGAAGAGCAGGCCGAGCGCGCACGTCAGCAGCTCTCGCGACTGCTCTACAACCACGGCGGTGCTCCGCGGCGCCGGTCGCCGCTCGTCTACTGAGTTTTTTTGACCGATCCACACAAGGAACTGTGTGCGACTCGGCTTCTCTTCTGGCCTGGTCACACAAGGAACTGTGTGTGACTAACCCGGTTGTCGACCTGGAGGTTCGCCCTTGCTCCGCATCTACGAAACCGACCCTGACGCGAAGCCGCGTCCGAAGAACAACTTCACGAACGATCTCGTCGGCCGCTTCCGCGCCGGGATCGTCGTCGGTCGACTGCCTCAGGCGCTCAGCGAGTGGCGCGTGACGACCGACGATGCCGACGTGGCGGACCGGCTCGCCGAGCTGTACGGCGGTACGCCGGAGGAGTGGGACACCGACAAGAGCGACAACGTTCAGGTACTCACCGACGCGAAGAGCGTGAAGGTCGTCATCGAGAAGGCGACCGACCTCACCGCGCGGATGGCGCTCTACGGCAACGCCGGTCCCATCCACGTGTGCGATGGCGCTTACCACGTCGAAGGCCACCCGGAGGCCGAAGAGATCGGCGAGCCGTGCGGGTGCGCGCGGCAGCTCGCGAAGCGCAAGGAGAAGGCGAAGGCCGGCGTCGGTCCGAAGCCTGACATCAAGCTGCGCTTTCGGCTCGCGGACGATCCCGATCTCGGGATCTTTCTCTTCTCGACCGGCTCGTGGACGCTCGTCGAGGATCTCGAAGGGCTCGCGAAGTCACTTGCGGAGGCGACCGGTCCGGTTCGCGCCGAGTTGGCGCTGAAGCACGTCGCGTACACCACGAAGGGCGGTCGCGACGTGTCGTACCACCGGCCCGAGATCACGATCCTGGGTCCGGCCTAGGAACCCTCGCACCACTGAGCCCCCGTGTCTGTCCCGCGTGGACGGTCATGGGGGCTCTTTGGCGTACCCACACACGGAAGGGGCGAAGTGAACTTCGCACGGAACCTCGCGCTCTTCGCGGTCGCGTTCGTCGCCGGGTACTGCTCCGGGCTCGGGTTGTGGCTGCTCTCGTGGTTGGCGTCGTTGCCGTGACGCCGGCTCCACGTCAGGGCTCGCTGTGCTCCGGCTACGGCGGGTTGGACATCGCGGCTAGCGCGGTCTTCGGCAGCGTGCCCGTGTGGTACGCGGACAACGCGACCCCGGCTATCCGCGTGCACGCGCACCACTGGCCGAGCCTGCCGAATCTCGGCGACGTCAAGTCCGTGGACTGGTCGACGGTCGAGCCGGTCGACCTGGTCACAGCCGGCTACCCGTGTCAGCCCTTCAGCTACGCGGGACAACGGAAAGGGGATCAGGATGACCGGCATCTCTGGCCGTACATCGCCGAAGCTCTTCGCGTGCTTCGACCGGGAATCGTCATCCTGGAGAACGTCGCGGGTCACCGGTCGAAGGGCTTCGGGGACGTACTCGGCGACCTGGCCGAGATGGGGTATCACGCGGCATGGGGAAGCGTTCGAGCTTCCGACGTTGGCGCACCTCACGGCCGCGATCGAGTCTTCATCGTTGCTACCGACCCCGGACACCGGCACGTCGCCGAATGGACACGGGGTCAGGGGTGGCCGATGGGGGAACGGGAGGCAGAGCGGTAAGAGCCTCACAGCGGCAGCTCGGTACGTGGGCGAGTCCGCGCTTCTGCCCACGCCGAAGGCGAGCGACGCGACGCGGGGAGCCGGCCCTTCGGAGTACCGGCGGAAGACTCCGATCCTGCTCGCGGTCGCACGGCGGATCGCGGACGGGAACCACGGCTCGTCGCCGCTCGACTGGCGGGAGTTCGAGCCTGCGGTTCGACGCTGGGAGCGGCTGTCCGGGCTCGCCGCGCCGTTCCCGACCACGGAAGGGAAGCGCGGAGCACGGGTGCTCAATCCCGCTCTTCCGGAATGGATGATGGGGCTCCCTCCGGGGCACGTCACCGGAGTTCCCGACGTGACGCGAACGGAGATGATCGCGCTACTCGGGAACGGTGTCTTCCCGCTTCAGGCCGAGACGGCTATCCGGGCGCTCGTGCGGGTGCTCGCGTGAAGGTGATCCGCATCGACGGCTTCGGGGCTCCGGCTCCGGGGGACATCCGGGCAGTGGAGCCCGGTACTCGAATCGAACTCCACGACTCGGCGAACGAGCGTCACGACTGGTTCTCGATCCTGTCCGCGCTCACAACCGCGGTTGCTCGCGGAGCCTCAGTCGTGTGGACAAAGGAGGACTGAGGACATGCCCGAAGCTCACGAGCTGATGCCGATACCGGGACTGCCGGGTTACCGGATGTCCTTCGCCGGTCAGGTGTTCGCGCCGGAAGGCCGCATCGCGCGGGAGTTCGCTCTCTTCGGCTCACCTCACGTTGTGGTGCGCACACCACGTCCGGCACTGGTGTCGGCTCGTGAGCTTTGGGCTCGGACGTGGAACCCGGAAGGGAGGCTCGCGGGTGCACATTGATCGGCTGCTCGACCGGCTCGGAAACGGAACGGTGCTCGAAGAGAGCGGGGGAGTGCTGGTCCACTGTCCGGCACACGCAGACGGTAAGCCGAGTTTGTTCGTCAGCCTGAAGGAAGACGGCCGCGCGCTCGTCTACTGCCGCGCCGGGTGCGCCACGTCGAAGGTGCTCGAAGCGGCTGAGCTGAGCGAAGCCGAGCTGTTCAACGTCCGGGGCGAGCCCACGCTGTCGAACGCTCCGCTCGTCGAACTCGACCCCGGAGTGATCGCGGCTCTGAACGGCTACGTCACTGCCGCGAGCAATGCGTTTGCGGGCTCTGAGAGCGCCGTATACGCGTCGGACCGGTTCGGCCTGACTGAGGACATGGGTCGGGAACTCCGACTCGGCCACGATGACGGGACGGTCAGCGTCGGCCGGTCCCGCGACTACCGCTCGAAGGCGTACGCGGCTTACCCGAGAGTGGTCGTTCCGTTCTTCGACTGGTCGGGAATGCCGCGCGGCCTTCAGGGGCGCGACATCTCCGGAGGCTGTCCCGCGCGGTGGCTGAATCTCGCTTCGCCCGCTCCGGGCATGAAGTGGTCGGCAATCGGGGTGCTCCGGACCGGCGACAGCTACCCGACTGTGGTCGTCACGGAAGGTCCGGGAGATGGTCTCGCAACGGTCGCGGTGGGCTACACAGCCGTAATCGTCCGCGGCGCCGGTATCGCTCGCGCCGAACGCACGGCTCGGGAGATCGCGGCGGGGGCTGATGGGGCGGACATCGTGCTAGCCGGCGACAACGACGCGGCCGGACGGGAGTTCGTGAACGCACTCGGCGCGAACCTGGCAGCGCTCGGCATCACGGCGCGCGTGCTCGCGATCCCGGAGCAGTACGAAGACGTCGCCGATTGGCGGGAGAAGGACCAGCTCGGCTTCGCTGCCGCGTTCCACCAGGCCGTGAGCAACGCGCCGAAGTGGGTACCGCCGGTCGACGAGCCCGAGCCCCCGAAGCGTCAGGAGGTCCGGACGATGCAAGGGACCGACATCGAACACGCCCGTAAGGCGCTGGAGATCGTCGGCCGCGACACCCGCCACGTCGACGGGGTCGGCTTCCTGACGTGGAACGGCCGCGTCTGGGAGCAGATGTCAGCCACCCGCGAACGCGCGATCGGTCACCGGGTCGCGGACGCGCTCGTGAAGGAACTCGCCGAGATGCCGCGCGGCGACAAGGACGGATCGAGAGAGGAGCAGCGTCAAGCGGAGGACTACGCGAACGCGGTTCGGTCCACGCGCCGGATGCACATGGATTCCGGCATCAAGGCCGCGCTCGAACACCTTCGCACCATCACGGCCGCGAACGTGGGCGACTTCGATTCACGTCACCACCTGCTCAGCTTCCGGAACGGGACGGTCGACCTCCGGACCGGGCAGCTCCGCGAGCACCGACGCGAAGACCGGTTGACGCGGTACGTCGATCTCGACTTCGACGAGAGCGCCGAGTGCCCCCGGTGGCTCCAGTTCCTAGCGGAGGTCTTCCCGAACGATCCGGCGCTTCCCGACTTCATGGCTCGGCTGATCGGCTACGGGATCAGCGGGGAGACCAGGGAGCACGTCTTCGCTCTGCTCTACGGGCACGGCAGCAACGGGAAGAGCGTCTTCCTGAACACGCTCGCTTCCGTGTTCGGAGGCATCACCGGGCACATGAGCCAAGCGGCTATCGCCTATACCCGGAGCTTCGATCCGGGCGCGGCTAATCCCGCGTTGGCAGCGCTCCGGGGGATCAGGCTCGCGGTGCTGTCGGAGCTGAGCGACGGACTCAGGTTGAACGAAGCTCTCCTGAAGCAACTCACCGCCGGCGATCCGGTGGTGGCGCGCGAGCTGTACCGGGGTCAGTTCGTCTTCACTCCGACCGCGCTCATGATCATGGCGACCAACTACAAACCTGACGTGAGGGGTCAGGACGATGGTTTCTGGAGGCGAACCCGGCTGATCCCGTTCCTCCGGGAGTTCTCCGGTCAGGAGAAGGACAGCGGCCTTCCGGGGCGACTGCTCGCCGAAGCTCCGGGTATCGCCGCGTGGGCCGTCCGGGGTGCGGTCGAGTGGTACGCGACCGGACTCGCCGAGCCTGAGTCGGTTCAGACGGCCGTCCGCGAGTACCGGCGAAGCGCGGACGTGCTCGACGGGTTCCTTCCGGGAGTGCTTGCTTTCGAGGACGGCGCAGAAATCCCGCTCGGGAACGCCTTTGACCTATACCGCGACTGGGCCGACCTGGAGCAGATGGAGCCCGCTCGACGCTGGGGCAAGATCCGCTTCCGTCAGCAGCTCGAAGCACGGAAGGTCGGCACGACCAGACGGAACAAGGGCGTCGTTCTGCTCGGCGTGCGTCGAGCAAGACCCGATGAGGTCACCTAACCACGCGGGTGAACCAATGCCGTTCGGTCTCAGCTGAAACGACGGCCGGGCTTCCGCAGGTCGCGACACCGCTCGGCGCGGATCGCGGCAGACCACTACCGATCTCGACGTGGCCGGACTGAGGGACTCCCTCGGTCCGGCCGCTTCGTGCTGCCCGGATGAAGGGAGACGGCTTGCGCATACAGACTCACCGCGTCGCGGGCGACGAAGTCACCATTCGCGTGACGGAGACGCTCGACGATCTCGACCGGTTCGCCGATTGGGTCCGGTTCGTCGGCCGGCGCGTGGTCGCGTTCGATACGGAGACGACCGGGCTCGACGTCTTCTCGACCGGCTTCCGGCTTCGCGTGGCTCAGTTCGGCACGGCTAGGGAAGCATGGGTGATCCCGGTCGACCGGCTGTGCCTCCCGGAGCCTTACGCGAGTGCGGCGCTCGACGCGGCTTCGCGAGCGCTTCGGAGCCTGCCGCGCGTCACGATCCATAACGCGCCGTTCGACTCGATCGTGGCGAGTGAACACATGCTCGGCGTGGACCTGGTCGAGCTGTGGAGCAGGGTCACCGATACCGCGATCCTCTGTCACCTCTGCGACCCGCGCGGCCCGGAGGACGGGGGACCAGGGCTCAGCCTGAAGACCAACTCGGCGCGACGCGTCGACCCGAACGCACCCGACACGGCGAACGGGCTGACGGCCGTGTTCCGGTCGTTGGGCCACACGAAGGCGACCGGGTGGGAAGCGATCCCGATCGACCACCCGACGTACACGCTCTATGCGGGGCTTGACGTCATCCTCGGAGCGCGGCTTCACGAGTCGCTCGCGGCCGAAGTGGCGAACCGCGGTTTCGACCGGCTCGCCGAGTTCGAACACGCGGTGGCTCGGATCTGCACACAGATGGAAGCGCTCGGGGTCCGCGTCGATCCGGAGTACCTGGAGCAGCTCCGCGACACGCTCGCGGCCGAGTACGACGCTCAGGCAGCGCTCGCGCTCGCCTACGGGGTCCGCTCGGTCAACGCGCCGGCTCAGGTCTCAGCGGCGCTGCTCGGCATGGGCGAAGAGCTGACCGAACTCACCGACGCGGGGAACCTGTCGGTTGACAAGGAAGTCCTTATGCCGCTTGCGGATCTCGACCGCGAGTGGCAACGGGTCGGAGCGCGGGAACCCAACCCGCTCGCCGATGCGGTGCTGAGGGCGAAGCGCGCGGGGAAGTGGCGCACGTCCTACGCCGAAGCGATGCTCGCCCGCCGCGATGCGGACGATCGGATTCACCCGAGTATCGCGAGCCTGAAGGCGCGTACCGCCCGAATGAGCATCTCGCGGCCGGCGCTTCAGCAGCTCCCCGCCGGCGACTGGGTCATTCGACGGGCACTGATCGCGGAGGAAGCCGGTGTGTTCGGCTCCGTCGACTACGCGGCCGTAGAGATGCGCATCCTCGCGGCGCTCGCGGCTGACCCCGTGATGATGCGCGCGATCCACGAAGGGAGGGATCTGCACGACTTCACGGCCGAGCTGCTGTACGGCCCGGAGTTCACGAAGTTTCACCGGAAGGTCGCTAAGGGGATCGGCTTCGGGAAGGTCTACGGCGGTGGCGCGGAGACGCTGAGCCGGCAGACCGGCGCTCCGCTCGGTCAGGTGAAGGCCGCGCTCAGGGAGTACGACCGGCAGTACCGGGCAGTCAAGCGCTACTCATCGCGCCTGGTCAGTCGCGCTGAGTACGGGCGTCGGGAAGTTGTCACGCCGGCGGGACGTGTGCTCCCGCTCGACCGGCGACGTCTCTACGCGGCCGTGAACTACATGGTCCAGTCGACCGCGCGGGACGTGCTCGCTCAGGCGCTGCTCGATATGGACGCGAAGGGGCTGACCCCTTACCTCCGGTTGCCCATCCACGACGAAGTCGTGTTCACGGCACCGAAGGACATCGCGGGGGAAGTCGGCCGGTCGATCGCGGACACCATGCGCGTTCCCGATTTCTTCGGCGTGCCGCTCGACACGGATTTGGAGATCGGCGGTCGCTCGTGGGGCTCGCTCTACGGCGCTGCCGCATGAAGGGAGGTGAGCAGGGATGCGCTGTCACGTCTGCGGTACGCGGGAGAAGGTCCGCCCGATCATCGGTCCGCGCGGTCGGAGGTTCTTCCTTTGTGGTGTGCACACCAGGGAGCACTACAAAGCCAAGCGTCGCGCCGAGTGCTCGGCGACGCTCCGGGAGTACGGGGACGTCGGCCGGCTGATCGGCCACGCCGAAGCCCATCACGTAGCGCTGAGGGCCGAGACGCTCGGCGGAGCCGCGGCGCCGGTCGTCGAAGCGTTCCTGACGGCCGTCCGGGACGTGTCGGTGAGGTACTTCGCCGAGTTCGAAGCTCAGGCTTACCGCGTCTTCCCCAGCTACAGGGATCGGCAACGGGCTCGCGGGCACAAGGTGCGAGCCGCTGAGAAGCTCGCTCACTCGCTGCCGGTCGACGTCCCGTGGCTTCGGAGGGTCTACCGGGACAGGTGCGTCTACTGCGCTGCCAAGAGTGAGCACATCGACCACCTGTGGCCGCTGGCCGGCGGGGGCGACGATGCACCGTGGAACCTCGCTCCCGCGTGCTCCGCGTGCAACTGGAGCAAGGGAGCGAAGCCGCTACGGCTGTGGCTCCCGGAGCACCTGGCGCAACTCGCCGAGCCCACGCGCGCCGAGCTGGTCGCACTGTGGACCGGGCTCACGGCCGCGTGAAGACGTGTCGCCGATGCGCGGTCGACCGGGCGCTGAGCGAGTTCAACCGGGACGCGACACGGCCTGACGGTCGACACCCGTACTGCAAGCCGTGTCGCTCGGCGCTCCACGCGGACAACCGCGACCGGGCGCTAGCTCGGATGGCAGCGCGAGCGATCCGCTCCCGCGAAGCCGATCGAGATCGGCGGTACCTGACCCGGTACGGCATCCCAGCGGCAGAGGTCGACCGGCTCCGCGCCGAGCAGGGGTACCGGTGCGCCATCTGTGGTCGCCACGAAGACCAGCTCCCTAGGGGCTTGTTCGTCGACCACGACCACGTGAGCGGGCTCGTTCGCGCGCTGCTCTGCCAGTCATGCAACACAGCCCTAGGGCTGCTCGACGACAGCCCGGAGGCGCTCCGGGCAGCTATCCGCTATCTGCTCATGGCCGAGGAACTCGCGGCTATCGCAGACCACGAAACCCGTTGAAAGGCAACGACATTGACCATGCGTACCGCACCGTTCGACGACATCGCCGCTCGGCTCCGCGTCGCCGCGTCGACCTTCGAGCGCTGGGCTCCGATCGTTCAGGCAGTCGCCGACGAGCGCCCGGAGGCCGTCCCTCCGGTCATCGTGAAGGGTGTCCCGCGTCCCGTGGAGGCGCTCGTTCTCGCTCGGGAAGAGCAGGGCATCACGCGCCACGTCGACCGCACCCGCACGGCAGCGATTCAGGCTGTCCTTCAGGCCGAGCGGGCGATCGTCGAAGCCGAGTTGGCCGAGCGCGCGTACTCGCGTGGCCGTGCGTTGCCCACTCAGCGAGCGGTCCAAACCGCTGAAATCGTATGACGTAAGTCACAAAATCCGGGCTTATCTACGGCTGAGTAGTCACTCGACCGGCCTAGGGGCTTCGCCCCCACATTTGTTCACCGTTCAACATGATCACTTTCGGTGAGACGTCTGAGCAGCGCATTCATCGGTGACTGATCGAAAACGGCAGCGTTACAGGATCTCTAAAACTGCTGGTCAAAGACGTCTCGTGAGGCTGCCTAACGAGTTACGTCTAGCAGGTTCCTTGTGTAGCTTCGAGCCCGTTGGGTGATCGGCTACACCCAAACGCATGAAGGGGGTCACACTCTGTGAGCCAAAAGACAGCCCCTGGCACACGATCACTCACTCTCGGTAGCTCCATCCGCGAAGGGCTCGACGCCGGGAAACCGACCGAGTACCGCGCTGCCGCACTTCCGAAGCTGCTGAAGACGCTCAGTAACAACACGGTCGCCGAACACGCGTTCGAAGATCCACGTCCGACCGACGTTCTCCTGAAGGACGCGGCAGCCGGCGACCGGGCGGCCGAAGCCCCGCTGTACGTCCGGCTCGCGAGCGAGCTTGACCGGATGGCCGCGATTGCGGTCGGTTCCTCCGCGTTCGAGCGGGAAGACCTCCACCAGGAAGGCGCGCTCCGACTGATCGAAGACGCGCGCTCCGGGAAGATCCTCGCTGACTTCCGGGGCAAGCTCGGCCCGTACCTGGGTAAGGCGATCCTCGGTCACCTCCGCAACGTTGCGAGCACTCAGAGTCCCGGCAAGCCGACCGATCCGGGGAGGCTGACCCAGAAGCTCCGGGAGGCGCTCCGCAGTACGGCCGACGAGCACGGCGAGTACGACTTCGTTGGCGCGGCGACCTACGCGCGGAAGAACTTCTCGTGGGGGCTCTCGACGTTCTGGGACGTCCACCGCATGATGTTCAGCGCCGCTGACGATCTCCACAAGGAGCCTGCGGCGGGTTACAGCCTGACGGAGACGATCGGCGACCCGACCGCAGAAGACGCGCTCGCCCGCGTGGAGGACACTGAGACCGCTCGTGCGCTCCGGGCGTCGGCGCACCTGAGTCCCCGCGACCGGGAAGTGGTCGATCTGATGTTCGGCTTCGACGGTCCCGCGCTGTCCGAGTCCGAAGCCGGGAAGGTGCTCGGCATCTCGCAGCAGGCCGTTTCGAAGGCGAAGGCTCGCGCGCTCGACGTGCTCCGGGCAGTCGCCGAAGCGTCGAACTGACCGGGGGGTCAACGATGATGGTTTTCAACTGTAGAGACAACGAAGGCGACCACGTCGGAGTAGCGCACACGGGGGCTCACGTGCTGCTCGTGGTGACGGAGGAAGAGGCTCAGGGCGACTCGGCCGAGCTGCTCTTCTCCAGTCGGGACGCTCGCGCGGTGGCCGAACTGGTCCGCGAAGTCGCCCGCCGGGACGAAGAGGAAGCCGGCGACGTGGCCGAGCTGGACGGCTTCCACGTCAGCCGCTCGGAGCGCTCCGGGCATGTGCTCGTGTCGGTCGACCACAACGACGAAGGGTGGCGCTCGGTGGTGCTGTCCAACGATGACGCCGAGCGGTTCGCGACCGCTGTCGAGAAGTGCGCCACGGAAGCCGCGCTCTTCGCGACACGGGAGACGGTCGGACAGTCGCACCCGGTCCACCAGGCCGTGACGGCGCGGATGACGACCAGGGCGCTTGCGGTGGCTATGGCGTCTCAGGCGCTCGGACAGCTCCGGGCGCGAGTCGACGTGCTCGCGGTCGCTCAGTGGATCGCGGGTGAGGAGTGCGATGGGACGGGGTGTGCGGCGTGACGCACCTTGCGGTCTTGTTCGAAGGGTCGGCCGAAGGGAAGACGGTCGAACTCGACGGGCTCGGGTGGGCCGGGCACGCCATCCAAGTTCCGATGCCGGCGCTCGGCTTCGACGTCGCCCGCTACCTGCACACCACGGCGGACACGTCGCCTCACGAGACGGTCGACGTCGTCCGCTACCGCGCGACACGTCATCGCTGCATTCAGGGCAACGGCGTTCCCGCGGTCGCCTACGTCCCCGAGGGGTCGCACCTATGGCGCTAGTGCGAGCAACGCGGGGGACGTGGCTCACGTCGACCCATCGGTGTTACCGGCCGCACGTGGACCAGGTCGAGAGCGCCGGTCACGGGATCGGGAGTCGGTGGCAGTGCCCCGACTGCTCGACGGTCCACCGCATCGTCGACTTCGACGTGGCGTGGCAGGGAGGACACATGCAAGCCGTAGTGCGATGGGAGGTCGAGCGTGTCGCGTAGAGATGTCGTCACCCTTCGCGTGGTCAGCCCGTGCGAGCACGGAGTGAGGCACCACATCGAGCAGCTTCACGAAGGCGCTGTGTTCAGCGTCCCGGAGTGCCGGACGAAGACAGCCGGTCCCCGCCACCACTTCGTGACGGCCGAGAAGTACCCGAAGACCGTTCGGCGTGTCTGAGCCACACAAGGAACCTTGCGTATAACGGTTTGACCGCGGAGTCATTCACGCAAGGTTCCTTGTGTGAGCATGTGTGCACACCACACGAAGTCAGGAGGTACCACCGTGTCGACGACGCCGGAGCAGCTCGACCAGCTCGAAGCGGACCGGAAGGCGCTGCTCCCGTGGCTCTGGGCGGCATCCGTGTTCGTGATGTTGGCGAGCCTGATCAGCGGAACGGGCCTGATGATGGCGCTCGGTACGCCGATCGTGCTCGCGGTGCTCTTCCCGCTGTCCACCGACGTCGGTCTGATCGCGGCGCTCCGGGGCTCGGGTCGACTCGCCCGCCACGGGCTTCAGGTGTCCGCCACGAGCGCGCTCCGGTGGACTTCGTTCGGTTTCTCGTTCGCGCTGAACGTGACCGGCGAGCTGATCCGTGGAGCGTGGCTCGCCGCGCTCTTTCACGGCTTCATGCCCGTTCTGATGATCGTTCTCGCGATCTACGAAGACCGGTACAACGCGGCCATTGCGGGCGAGATCGCGCGCATCCGTGCCGTTCTCGCTGCCCTCCCGGAACCGGTCGCGGCCGAGCTGGAGTCTGCACCGGAGCCGGTCGCGGTCGAGCAGGTCGGCGAGCCCGCTCCGAAGCGCGTCCCGTCCGGGTCGCCGGCCCGGAAGCGGGTCGGCAAGAGCGAAGAGGTACTGAAGGCCGAGATCCGCGACCTTCTCGACGCGGAGGCGAAGGGCGGGGAGAAGGTCACGGTCCGCGTGGTCACGGCCGCGTGCAACGTCTCGCCGAACCGCGCGGCTCCCGCGCTGAAGGCGCTCCGGGAGCAGGACCAGGCCGAGCAGGAAGCCGCGTATCCGACCGGGCAGTACCTCTGACTTTTAGTGTGCACACCACACAAGGAACCTGGCGAAGGGTGAGACGATGAAGTGCAGCACGGTCACGCTGGAGCCCGAAGGCCGCGATCAGTACACGGTCCGGAACGAGCGGGGGAGAGCGGTCGGCTTCCTGCTCTACGCGTCCAACCATGCCGCGTGGCACGCGTTCGACGACGCCGGCGAGTTCGTCGGTCCGGCCGAGTCGAAGCTTCTCGCCGCGTCCCTGATCGTGGCGGGGGAGTAGGCACGTGGGCTCGGCAGGCTTCGACGACCACCTTCCCGAAGGCATCGCGGAAGAGGCTCAGGTCCGGTCGCGGGTCGACCGCCAGCGGGTGCTCGGTCATGTGTTCCGGGCGAAGGGCTCGACCGTCTACCGCGTGCACTCCCGCCCGCGAGCCGGCGGGGCTCTCGAAGGCTCCGACTACCTCACCCCTGAAGCCGCAATCGCCGCGCTCCGTAGCTACCACGGTGAGTTTGACATTTAGCTACGCCACACAAGGAAGCTTGTGTGTAACGGTTTGACCGCGGAGCCGGCCCACGCAAGCTTCCTTGTGTGATGATGTGTGCACACCAACCGAGAACGGAGCCCCGAAAATGGCGAAGACCAGCACCCCGCGTAGCACCCCGGCTCAGGCGCGGCTGATCCTGGAGGCTCGCCCGTTCGGGCAGATCATCACGGGGAACGGGCGCACGCTCGACAGCATGTTGGCGAAGGGGCTGATCTGGGAGAACCGCGAGTGGGCGCACCCGCGTTACTTCCTCACGGTTGCCGGTCGGACCGAGAGGGCGCGGCTGATCGAAAAGCTCGCGAAGGCTGCCGCGAAGGTTGCTGCCGCGAACGGTTCGGAGGCTGTCTCGAACGTGGCGCTTCACCGCGAGCACGTCGAGCAGCTCACGAAGGGTGTCACGCTGGTGGTCGAGCGCGCGATCAAGTCGGCTTCGCAGAACGCGGACGACACGGCTCGCGAGCGGGGCTTCGCGCTCTTCTCCGCGCCGTGGTTCGAGATGTACGCGCTCACCTTCGAGTCGATGATCACCACTCACGCGGAGTGGCTCGCGGTCGAGATCGAGAAGGCCGAAGAGGACGCGTACGCCGACGCGGAGACGGTGTCCCTGATCGAACTCGCGGTGGACTCGGGGGCGGCCGAGGAGATCTTGACGGCCGCGCCGGCGGTTGTGCACGAAGGCGATTGGACGTTCCTCGGCACGTGGGCGCTCAACAAGTTTGCGTTCCTCGCGGAGCCGGTCGACGGGTGGCTGTACTTCGACAGGTACGACGAGGGTGGCCGGATCTTCGCGTCGTACCGCGTGAAGGTCAAGAGCGCCTAGTCACGCGGGAACCTGGTGTGCGCACCACAAGACCTAGCCCCCTGATCCTCCGGGATCGGGGGGTTTCGTCGTTAGATAAGGCTTACCTGACTTGGATTCGTGACCGATACAGTCTCTCCGGGCGTTAGCCAACGGGTTTCCTCGGTTAGATGGGACTTAAACGCTGTTGCTCCGTACGGGTGATTGTCCACGCTGTTGGGTAACCCGTTGACGTTGTGCGGGTTTATGACATTGGATGTGTACTAAGACGCCGCTGCCGGGGGGTTGCCAATGGCTCGACAGATAGTGACGACGCTTATCGACGACATCGACGGGACGGAGGCTAGAGAGACGATCATGTTCGGGCTCGACGGGGTGGGCTACTCCATCGACCTGTCGGACGACAACGCCGAGAGGCTTCGCGAGTTCCTCGCCGACTTCGTCACGCACGCTCGCAAGGTGGGCCGCATGATGCCCCGGAGCAGCCGGCTTGCATCCGACGTGTACCGGGTGAAGCCCCGCGTCGACCGCGAGCAGAACCAGGCGATTCGCGATTGGGCACGCGCTCACGGAATCAAGGTCGCGGACCGTGGACGGATTCCGGCCGACGTCGTCGAGCGGTTCCACCAGCACAACGCCGAGCCTCCGAAGGCGAGTGACGTCGAGCCTCCGAAGGCGAAGCGCGCGCGTTCTCGGCGCGCTCCGGTCCGACCGAAGTCGAAGGCGACGACGAAGGCTAGCTAGCCGTGTTAGCCTCGCTTCAGGTCGACCGGGACGGACATAGAAGCCGGTTCCGAGTACCACGGAAGCCCCTCGTTTCGGCGGGGGGCTTCCGTTTTGCGCTCAGCGTTGGTGTGCGCACCACAAGTAATGATCCGGACGCGCTCGGCGATATTTTGAGGGTCAGCACTGCCGAAGGGAATCACTCGATCATGCGACGAACCGCGCTCGTGCTCGCTCTCGCTGCCGTCACGCTCACCGCGTGCGGGGGAGCTGCCGAGCAGCCCACGACCAGTTCCGCGGCGCCAGTCACGGAGACGGCCGAAGCGGGCTCTCAGAAGCTCTCAGACGCGTTCAGCACGGCAACCGCGAGTCAGCCCTGGTCGACGAACGTCGAGCGCGTCGAACTCGACGGGAAGGCTGTGATCGTCCGGAGCAAGCTCGCGAAGGACGCTGGAGCCGAAGCCGTGCCGATGTGCGAAGCCGCGTGGACGGCTGCCGAGACGGCCGCTGTCGAGTTCCAGTCGGTCACGGTCCGCTCGGCGGACGACAGCTCCATTGCCTCCCGGAACAAGCTCCGGGACGAAGCGAGTTGCTCGGCCGTCTGAGCCTGCCCCGGACAGCGCGGAGCCCCGTCGACCTGTAGCAGCGTTGACGGGGCTCCCGCAGGTCTACCGGATCTTTCCGTTGGTCCAACGCCACACCTGTAGGCAGCCGTTGCACGTCTTCGTGACGTTCTCCGTACCGTCTCCGGGGAACACATATGCGTAGTCGCAGTCATCGTGCTTGCACCGCTCGGGAGCGAACCCCGTCGACTTCATGTCCTTCTGAGCGTCCTTCCGGGCTTGCCCCGGCTTGTCACGCCCCTTCTTCTTTGGGTCGCTGCTGAAAAGTCCCATGACCTACGCTTGGTTTGAGCTGACAGAGCCCCGCCCGCCGTGCCGAACGGTTCGAGCGGGGCTCCGTGTCCTTCCAGGTTCCCTACCTAGCTGCCGTACGCGTCGATGACTCACCTCCCGTCGGCTCGATCCACAGGACGCCGATGGGCTTCGCCGGGTGCAAGTTCCAATGCAACGTGGTGAACGGTGGCGCTCCGACCTCGGCCGCTAGGCAGTCGTGGTCAGGGCACTTGCACGAGATCGGGCCGAGTTCACCGGCCGGCACGCGGGCGACGATCCTGTGACCACGCGGACACGCGTAGACCACCGCCGATGGGGTGGGCGTGGGGTCAGATGGCTCGATCACCGCGAGCGGGCTCACGAGCATGGGGAACCGAGAGCGGACCCGCGTCGGACCAGTCGGCAC